TTGGATAGCCAGTGCTTGCGATAAGGTAGTTGCCGCCCCCTTTGCCGATGCTATTGGCAGTATAGGCACGATGCTGAGTTTCCAAGATTTTGCGCCCCTTTTAGAAAAATACGGCGTGAAAGTACACGAACTCTACGCCCCCGAAAGCACCGAGAAAAATAAGGCTTGGCGCGACCTTAAAGAAGGCAACGACAAAACTATATTGCAGATGCTTTCAGAATACAACGCCCGCTTTGTTAATAGCGTAAAAGCCTACCGCCCCGATGCCAAGGAAGAAATATTCAAAGGCAACACTTATGGTGCTAAAAAAGCCAAATCATTAGGATTGATAGACGAAATAATGACACTTAACGAAGTGATTAGTCAATTAGCTAATTAGCCATTGACAAATCGACAAATTGACAAATTAAAAAAAGTATGAAACACGCAAAAATCGCCGCCTTACTGGCATTGGCCAGTATCGAGCTAAAAAGCCCCTTATTTGGGAATGAAAAATTTGTAGAGCTCAAAGAATCGCAGCTCGACAAGATTGAAGCCTCCTTGGTAGCTGCCGAAGCCGCTGCCAACAACACTCCCCTCGAGCAACTTATGGCAGAGCTGAAAGCCAACAACGAAAAGCTATTGGCAGAGAAAACAGCCCTTACCGCTGAAAAAGAAGCCCTCGCAACGCAAGTAACCACCCTTACTGCCGAAACCGAGAGCCTCAAAACCGAACTCAACAACCGTCCCGCTCACTCATTGCCTGCCAATGACGGCAAAGAAGAAGAGGTAAAAGGAGAGTTCGATGGCATCGTAGATATGAACGATGCGCACAATCAATTAGCAAATTAGTAAATTAAAATATGGGAAATACAATTAAAGCTACTGAAATTGCAAAAGAGCTCGTACGTTACGGCAACGCTCGTCCTATCGAACTCGAAGCAGCGATACTCTCTAAAGAAATCCTGCTAAACCGCTACGCCAAACCACTCGGCAAAGTAAAAGGCGAATGGCATATACCTGCTGTATTTATCAGCAATGTAGTGCAAGCCTTTTCCGACAAGTGGACGGGTGCTGGCGAAGTGTCTTTCAAAAAGAAACTTTTGAAAAACTTCCGTCAGAAAATCAACTTCCCTATCAACCCTAACGACATCGTTGGCAGTTGGGAAGAAGCTATGTACGAAGAGGACAAAAAACCTCACGAAATGCCTATCAGCAAGTTCATTATGGGGCTTATCACCAAAAAAGTGATTTCTGACCTCGACCTCATTAGTATTACGGGCAAGTACGATGCCACCCAAGTAGGCAGTACTACCCCCGATTATACCAAAACAATGGACGGACTTAACGAAGTGGTGAACCGCGCCGTTGCCGACACAAGCAACCCTGTTTTCCATATTCCTGTAGATGCAGGGGTAACAAGTATTGTAGACCGCGTTACTAAGTTCGAAAAAGGCTTGCCAGGGGGCGTGAAAGTGAAAACACTCTTTATCTCTCTCGAAGAGTTCAACGACTATGTAGAGCTACGCGAAACGCCTGCTAACCAATACATCGACTTCAACGATCCGCAACGTGGAAAAACCAAATACGGACGTGACTTGGTAGGTGTACCAGGATTGAAGGCTGGGCGTATCATCGCTTGGGTAGACGGTAACCTCTTCCGCCTATACGACCGCGTAGATAACCCTGCGCGTATCAACGATGTACAGGTACAAGATTACCTCGTGAAAATATTCTCCGAATGGCACTTGGGCTACGATTTTGCCGTAAACCAATACCTATTCGTGGAAACCAACGATGCTCAGAAAAAACGAGGATTGAACAACGATGAGCAAAACAAGTTGTTCTACCCTAACCTCGTATTAGCATAATTCACCAATTAGCAAATTAGCCAATGTGCTAATTTGCTAATTGACAAATCGACAAATTAACAAATTAAGATTATGGCAAAAGAAGAAGAAAAAAATACACCTGTGTCAGAAGCCTCTACCGAAAGCAACGATACACAAGCACAAGCCCTCAACGAGCGTGAGGCTGCTCTCAATGAGAGAGAAGAAGCCCTCAACCGCCGTGAACACGCACTCAATGAGGTTGAAAAACATCTCAATGCACGCGAACAACAACTCGACCAATATGAGGAGCAACTTAAGGAAACCCCCGAAAAACCAACAGAAGAAGCCCCTCGCAAAGGTCACGAGTTTACATTCCGCGATGTGAATTATAAGTTTACCGACGATGCTCCTGAAATGTTGCTTATCGGCGGTGAATCCCTCTCACAAGAAGAAATCGCTAATGACGAGGAACTACTCCTCCAACTCATCGGCGGACACTCACCCTTAATTAACAAATTAACAAATTAAGATTATGGCAAAAAGTTGTTTTGATAACGTACCCCACGAAAGCCTCGATGCTTGTCCTAACGACGAAGTAAGCGGAGGCATCAGCACACGCATTTTGTACGCTCCTAAGGCGTTTGTAGACAAATGCGTATTGCCCGCCAATACCGGCGAGCTTGGCAAAGCCAACACCATCGAAGACGGTAACCTTACCCTTATCGCTACCAAGAATTTCAAAGGTATCGATGCTCAGATAGACGAGGGAGAGCTTAAAACCTCACTTGTTGGCAATGCAGGCAATAAAAAAGCTAAAACCGAGTTAGAGTTAAAAATACCTCGCTTTAGCGATGTAACCCTCGACTTTATCAGCCGTTATAAGAACGTGCCGATGATATTCGTAGTCCCCGATGCCCAAGGCACGCTATGGGTAATAGGCACCAAGATTAACCCTGCTTATATGGATACTGCCGAAGCCACTACCGGCAAAAAAGCCGAAGATGATAGCGGTATTACCCTAAAAATCATCACAAACTCAAAACTGTACAAATATGCAGGAACCATCGCCGAATCATAAGTACTTTAAGTCGCTCCTTCCTGAAGGTACCGCCTACTATACCCTACCCAAAGAGTTGGGGGGCGGACTTCAGGTGGTCGATTTAAGTCGTATTCCTTACAATATCAGGAGCCTATACCTGGCGGGCTTTCCTTACTATGCCTTGCAAGAAGAAGCTGCCGAGCTACTACAAGCCCTCAGCATCGAAACCCTGCAACAGCTCATCGAGAAGAAGAAAAAGCAATACCCGCCCGATGTCCCTATCTTAGAACGCGCCTTGGCACTGAAAAAAAGTCGTTAATGACCAATTACCGAGAACAATATAAACGTTTGCTCACAGAGTACGAACGCCTTGGAGGCAATCTTCAGGGCGTTCCTCGCTTTTATTCGTTGGAGAACGAGGCAAAGCTACGGAGAGAAATGAGCAAATTAGCCAATAAGCCAATTAGCAAATTAGAAAATGAGCCAATTAGCCCGTGCGGCTCGCACCAAATTGACAAATCGGCAAATCGACAAATCGACAAATTAATCTCCGATTACCCCCAATCCCTACACCCTGTGTATCTCGCCAAGAAAAACCACTGGCTGCAAGCCTGCTCGCTCAAGCTAAGCCTCAATGCCCTCCCAGCCGACCAAGAAAGCCAAGCCCGCGCCCTACAGCAACAGCTATGGCACTTATTCGAGGAAATGGACGCCTGCGATACCATACTCGACCATTGGAGTAAGTACAAGCGCATATTGCTACCCGCCGCCCCTTCACAAGAAGAAGCGTTAGATAAGTTGAGCCCTACACAACTGGTACAACGCCTGCACACCCTGCGCAGCAATATCGTATCGAGGGAAAAAAGCCTTATAAAGTGGAGACTACAAGCTACCGAAAGTGAGGGCGAAAACTTTACTTTGATAGAAAAAATATTCAGAAAAACCGAAGAATTAAAGCAACTGAAGCTGCTGGTAAAAACCATTGAAAAAAAGATAGAAAAAAGTTGCTGAAATATTTGCATATTGATATTAATATTCGTATCTTTGCACCGTTAATTTAAGTAAGATAAAAAATGAAGTATTCAGAATTGCACAAAAAGCTAAAAGAAGCGGGTTGCTATATCATACGGCAAGGAGGCAATCACCCTATTTGGTACAGCCCGCTAACAGAAAAAGAATTTACCACAAGCAGGCACGAAAGCCAAGAGGTTAGAGTAGGCACACTGAACAACATTCTAAAAACGGCAGGGCTTAAAAAATAAGCCCTTGCCGCTATCAAACTAAAAATATCCTATTATGAGAGAGCAGAACAAAAAAACAACAAAAGTAAAAGCTATTATCGAGCGTGGTGATGATGGTTCGTATGGTGTTTATTTAGATAACGATGGGCTGAATTTTGGATTAATGGGCGAAGGTAATACAGTAGCCGAAGCCATAGACGATTTTCTAACAGCACGCGACGAGATGAAAGCCTATTACGAAGAAGTAGGCAAAGAGTTTCCAGAATTAGAGTTCGTATACAAATATGATACAGCTTCTTTTTTGGAGTATTACAGCAAAATTATTTCATTGGCGGGTTTAGAACGCCTTACAGGAGTAAATCAAGGGCAATTAAGTCATTATCTTACTGGTAGGCGCAAACCAAGCGCAAAAACTACCGAAAAGATACAACTTCACTTACACGAATTTGGTAAAGAATTACAACATTTAGAATTTGCTTAAATTAACATCTAAATTCTGAATACTTAGGCGCAGTCGTAATGATTGCGCTTTTTTTATGGCAAAAAAACTTCTAAACCTGTCCCTTAAGATTTAGGTAAGACATTACAGCCCTAAGCTAATACCCTTATAGATAATTATTCATTACAGATTGTATTGTCCTTTAAGTAGTAGTAAATCAGCATTACCTTTGTGCCATTATTAACCATAAAACTAAATAAAATGGCAAAATCTAAAGAAAATCTTTACCTCTACGGGCTTTCAGGTTCTGTAGGCAAACAAATGGTATTCCGCAACACCGCACGCGGTACTATCCTCGCTAAAAGTCCGCGCCACACAGGCAAAAAAACCGAACACCAAAAAGAGCAAGGCAAAAAATTCCTCAAGGCAGTAGCCTACGCCAAGCAAGCCCTTGCCGACAGCTCCTTAGCACCCCACTACAAGCAGCTGGCAGCCACCTCGCCCAACAAGCTATCGGCTTATAATATAGCTGTTGCCGACTATCTACGTCCACCTGTTATCGAGGCTATTGATACTACCGCCTACGATGGCAGTGCTAACGGACAAAAGATAAGTGTAAAGGCTACCGACAATGTAAAAGTAACCGCCGTAAAGGTACGCATTGCAGCTGCCAACCAGTCGCTTATCGAAGAGGGTAGTGCTACCCTACACGAGGGCGTATGGCAGTACACCACTACCACTGTCAATGCCTCAATAACAGGCTGTAAGCTAACCGCTACTGCTACCGACCGCCCTGGCAATAGCACCACAAAAGAAGTAGTGTTATAATATTTAACAATTAATTTTACCCCCGTAAATTTGCGGGGGTAAAATGTTTTTTGTAATTTTGCGCACATTTTAAGCATAGAATCAATATTTTTCACAAACTAATAATGAAAAACATAAGCATTTACGCACAAGAATTTTTAAATATCTTATTAGAAATGCTAAAAATATAGATGTTTTAATGTTATTTCATGTATCAAGATGCAGTTATTGGTATGCATAT